GAATGGAGAGGATTTGGGATTTAGAGTACAGAATGGGGAGGAACTACTAGTTAATTAGTAGAACTGTTGATAACTTGTGGATGGAACTTAGGAGGACAGGAAAGTTAGAACTGTGAGGGACCTAAAGAATATTTATTTCACCCTAGCTATTGACTTTAGGGTAAAAATATGGTATAATATATACATAAGGTTGAATGTTTAAAACACTCTAAAGATTCACCTAAAAGGCTTCACTTAGAAATAACCTTTATTTCATCTTTTTTATTTTTTTAATCTGTCTATAATGATTCTTTCATAGATTCAGTATAAAAAACTAAAAAAATATCACCAAGGTTTTTATTTAAGTGAGTCTTAAGTATCACTTAAGTAGGAGGTCACTCTAATGGCTATGAAACCTGGAGATAAACGAAGATTAAACAAAGGTAACCCTAAACTAGTTAAGGGGGTCTGTCTAAACCCTAAGGGGAGACCTAAAGGTTCAGTAAATAAGTTCACTGTCCTAAGTAGAGAGTTAATGTCTACCAAAGGACCTCAGATTGTAGAGAAGGTCATTGAGATGGCTCTAGAAGGTGACCGTATATGTCTAAAGATGTGTATGGATAGAATCTTACCTACAACCAAGGCAGTAGAGTTGAGGTCTTCCGAAGGTAGTGGCAACATAGTAATTAATGTAGGTGGTCTAGCAGGCGACAAGTCTGCACTTGTAGAGGCTAAGGTCCTCGAAGCTGAAGCAATTAAACCTCTAGATTATGAAGATGCTATCATAGAGGATTCTACATTAGATGCTAAGGTCGTAGAGCTAGGCTCTTCTAAGGTCGCAGTTGAAGAGGCAGGAGATGAGCGATGAGTCGCGAACTAGACGTTAAGCTACACCCTGCACAATTAGAGATATTTAACTCTGGTGCTAGATTTAAAGTAGTCTCAGCAGGGAGAAGATTCGGTAAGAGTAGATTAGCAGCCTGGATACTAATAATCAAGGCACTACAGTCTGAGAGTAAGGATGTCTTCTATATAGGACCTACCTTCCAACAGTCTAAAGATATTATGTGGACTATGCTCAAGGAGCTACTTGCTGATACTGAGTTAATTGAGAGTACACACGAGAACACTGCGACTATGACTCTAACTAATGGTAGGAGAATCAGTCTCAAAGGTTCAGATAGACCAGATACCTTACGAGGTGTCGGACTAGCCTATGTAGTTCTAGATGAGTATGCTTCTATGAAAGTAGAGGTATGGGAACAAATCATTAGACCTACACTAGCAGATGTAAAAGGTGGTGCACTATTCATCGGTACACCAGCAGGTAAGAATCACTTCTATGATATATGGAATGATGCAGATAAAGAAGAGAATGATGATTGGGAAGCATTTCAGTATAACAGTACAGATAATCCACTGTTAGACCCTGAAGAGATTGAGACAGCTAGGAGTACAATGTCTACTCAAGCTTTCAGACAGGAGTTTGAAGCTTCCTTTGTGTCATTCACTGGTGGTATATTTAAGTCTGATTGGATTAAGTTTGATGATAAAGAACCTGAAGATGGTAACTTCGTTATGGCAGTAGACCCTGCAGGTTATGAACAAGTGGAGAAAGAACGTGGTATTAAAAGCTCTAAATTGGATGAAACAGCAATTGCTCTCGTTAAGATTAATGGTGACCAATGGTGGGTCAAAAATATACTCCACGGTAGATGGTCAATTAAAGAGACTGCTAAAAAAATTCTACAGACAGCTATTGAAAATCAAGTAACTACTGTAGGTATTGAATCTGGAGCATTGAAGAATGCTATCCTACCTTACTTAGAAGATGAGATGAGGGCTAATGGAAGATGGGTCCCTATTACAGATGTCACCCACGGTGGTAGAAAGAAGACAGATAGAATTACTTGGGCACTACAAGGTAGATTAGAGCACGGTAAGATTACATTTAATCCTGACATAAGTTACATTAAGGATTTAGAGACACAGTTAATTGAGTTCCCTACTAGAGGTACTCACGATGATATTATAGATGCCTTGGCTTACATAGACCAGGTTAGTGTGGCAGACTTTATGCACACTATTGAATTAGAAGATGATTGGGAACCTTATGATGAAGTCAGTGGATATTAGGAGAGAGACGTAATGGGATTGTTCGATACACTCTTTGGTGGTTCAGATAAACCTGTAGACCCTAGAGAGGAACAAGCTATAGCTCACTATAGAAAGACGGGTAAAGTACCTAGGACTGCTAAAGGTTGGTTTATTCCTTATATACCTTCTTCTCTGCATAGAGTGGACCAGCAGAGGTGGATGCAACAGACAGATGGTGCTCTTCAACTAAAGCGTAAATAGGAGCTAACTAGAACACTATATGTATAATGATGAAAGAGATTATCAAGCACTAGCAGGATGGCTAGGCACAAGACTAGAACAATGGCGTAACCATAGAGATAATAACTACTTAACTAAGTGGGATGAATACTATAGACTATGGCGTGGTATATGGACTACAGCAGATAAGTCTCGGCAGAGTGAGAAATCTAGATTAATCTCACCTGCACTACAGCAGGCAGTAGAATCCTCTGTAGCAGAGATTGAAGAGGCTACCTTCGGTAGAGGTAAATGGTTCGACATTAAAGATGACCACCTAGACGAAGATAACTCTGAGGCGGAATTAATCCGTAACTTACTACAAGAAGATTTAGAGGGTGCTGGTGTTAAAGATGCTCTATGTGAGGTCTTCCTCAATGGTGCTATCTACGGTACTGGTATCGGTAAGATAATCACTGAAGAGAAGATTGAACGTAGTCCTGTAGAAGTCCCTGTAGAAGGTACACTGACTACTGAGAGAGGCCTAGCTGAGACTCCTACGATTGAAGTCAAAGTAGAAGCTATCTCTCCTAAAGAGTTCTTAATTGACCCTGCAGCTGAATCTATCGATGAAGCCTTAGGCGTAGCTCACGAAGTATATAAACCACGTTATATAATTTCTGAAGGTATCAACAAAGGTATATATAGAGACATAGATATTGAATCTGATGTAAATATAGTACAGATAGGTTTTGACCCTGAGTACACTAATAGAGATGCTAGTGACCAGATCAAGATTTGTGAGTATTGGGGCAAAGTACCTAAGAAGTTCCTAAATAAGAATAAAGACCAAGATGACTTTGAGTATAATGAAGATGAGTTAGTCGAAGCAGTAGTGACTATCGCTAATGACACTCATATCTTACGTGCTGAAGAGAATCCTTTTATGATGGAGGATAGACCATTCATCAGTTATCAACACGATTTAGTACCCAGTAAGTTTTGGGGTAGAGGTGTCTGTGAGAAAGGTTATAACCCTCAGAAGGCGTTAGATGCAGAGATGAGAGCACGTATTGACTCATTAGCACTTACGACTACACCTATGATGGCAGCAGATGCTACTAGGTTACCTAGAGGATTAAAGTTAGAGGTCAGACCTGGTAAGACTATTCTTACTAATGGTGACCCTAGACAGGCAATTATGCCACTTACGTTAGGTCAAACAGACCCACAGACAGCCAATCAAGTAGCTACACTACAGAATATGGTACAGATGGGTACTGGTTCTTCTGATGTAGGTACTCCTGATAGAGCTACTTCTAGTGGTATGTCTATGATGCAATCAGCATCCATTAAGAGACAGAAACGTACCTTGATGAACTTCCAGAATACCTTCTTAATCCCTATGATTAATAAGACTATGTGGAGAAAGATTCAATTTGATGTAGAGAGATACCCAGTATCAGACTATAAGTTTGTACCTTATTCAACTATGGGTATTATGGCTAAAGAACTAGAGATGCAACAGATGGTCTCTATGTTACAGTCTATCCCTAAGGACTCACCTGCCTTCAATACATTACTATTAGCTGTATTCCAAAACTCTAGTATGCACAATAGAGACCAAGTAGTCAAAGCACTACAGGAAGGGATGAAGCCTAATCCACAGGAACAGCAGATGCAACAGATGCAGATGCAGTTACAGATGAAGCAACAAGAAGCAGATATCCAGAAGACTCTAGCAGAAGCTCAAGAAGAGCAGACTAAGGCACAATTAAATGCAGCTACAGCAGGGACTAAACAACCTAATGATCTGGATATGCAAGAGAGATTAATTAAGCTACAAAAAGAGTTAGCTAATATAGATAAAGTTAGAGCAGATACTGAGAGTACACAGACAGACACATATAGGACAATTCCAGAGATGGAACACTTAAAGTCGGAGACAGCACTAAATTATGCAAACGCATATAGACAGTCAAACTAAAGATTTCTATAGTAATAGACTTCGTTTAATAGAACAAGATGGGTGGATAGATTTAGTTGAAGAACTAAAGAATCTAAAAGCCTTATATGACAGATTGGACTCAGTAGAGTCCGAGAAAGACCTTTGGTTCGCTAAGGGTCAGTTAGCAGCACTGAGACAATTAATTGGCTTAGAGGATGCAACTAAAGCAGCGATGGAAGAATTAGACCTGTAGTCTAACTCCGTCATTTTATATATATATACATACCCCATAATCCAGAGATGGACGGAGACCTAAAGATATGAGTAATATAGTAGTGGACACTGAGTCCCAAGAAACATCAGCAGTAGTAGTAACAGAGCCAACAACAGACGTAATTATGGATACATCACCTGAAGTAGTAGCTGAAGCGGAAGCAGAAGCCCCTACCGAGTATGCAGTACCTGATAAGTTTGCTGGTAAGAGTACAGAAGACATAATCAATAGTTATCAGAACCTCGAAAAGGAAATGGGTCGTAAGGCTCAGGAAGTTGGAGAGTTAAGAAAGCTATCAGATAGTTTCCTACAAGCTGAAGTATCTAGGAACCAGCCTAATCCACAAACAGAATCCTCAGTAACACAAGAGGACCAAGGTGCAGACTTCTTCGATGACCCTAGTAAAGCGGTTAATCAAGCGATAGAGAATCACCCTAAGTTCCAGCAGTTTCAACAGTTCCAAGAGCAACAGGCACAGTCTGCAGCTAAGGTTCAGTTGGAACAAGCCCACCCTGATTTTGGTGACGTAGTACAAGATGCTAAGTTTCAAGATTGGGTTAAAGGTAGCCCGATTCGTCTGCAGTTGTTTCAAGCAGCGGATTCTTATAATTATGATGCAGCTAATGAATTATTATCTAATTGGAAAGACCGTTCAATGGTCTCAAAGACACAAGAAGTAAAACAACAGCAAGCATCTGATAGAGAATCTCAGCTTAAATCAGCTACTACCGAGTCTCGGAGTGCTTCGGGAACAACAGGAGGAGGAAAGTCGTTCAGACGAGCTGACTTAATCCGCTTGAAAATGGAAAACCCTAACAAGTATGATTCGTTGCAGGATGAGATATATGCAGCTTATGCAGAAGGTAGGGTTACTTAAAATACTATGCTATTGTCCTCACTATGTTTTGTAGTGGGGCGTTAATCTAAAGGAGAATATAAATGGCAATTACAAATATGACTACCACAACCGCTTCGGCATTCATCCCAGAAATTTGGTCGGATGAAGTCTTAGCGACTTATAAATCAAACCTAGTTGCGGCTAACTTAGTACGCAACTTAAACCACTCAGGAAAGAAAGGTGATACTATCAATATCCCTACACCTGGACGTAACGCAGCTAATGCAAAAGTTAAGAATGTAGAAGTAACTTACAATGTAGATACCGCTACTAACACAGCTATCGTAATCGATCAACATTTTGAATGGACTACCCGTATTGAGGACATCGCTGAATTACAAGCTCTGAACTCTATGCGTAAGTTCTATACTGATGATGCTGGTTATGCTTTAGCTACTAATGTTGATTCAGCTATCATCACTGGCTTAGATGGTGCTTCTGCACTGACTGGCGGTAATGCAGTAATCACAAGTGTGACTGATTGGGATGTAGCAATTCTTACTGGTCTAGAATCTTTAAATGATAACAATGTTCCAATTAGTGACCGTTCTTTAATCGTAACTCCGTCTTGTATGACTGCGTTGATGAAAGAAGAGCGTTTCACTGAGCAACAGTTCATTGGTGATGGTAATGCAATCAAGACTGGTAAGATTGGTCAAATCTACGGTGTTGATGTATATATGTCAACTCAAGTAGGTACGGGTAATACTGAGAAGGCTTTCTTGGTACAGAAGGATGCTTTAGTATTGGCTACACAACAGTCAGTACGTACGCAGACTCAGTACCAACAAGAGTACCTAGCGGATTTATTCACGGCTGATACCGTGTATGGACTTAAGGTTACACGACCTGGTTCAATCCAAGAATTAACTTCGTAAGTTAGTTTAACTCTGCTCCTTAGGTTGTCTCAAGATAATCTAGGGAGTTTTGTTAAATTAATTTGCATAGGAGGTGATTATGAAGTTACCACAGAAGAGACGTAGGATATTAGCACTTAAGGCTATGCGTAGAAGATTACATAATCCACAACCATAGGATGATATATGAGTATTGATAGAGGACACGGCATTGCAACATCTTCGGTTCTAGCTGATAGTTATGACTT